TAGAGCGTGGTACAAAAATTATGTCTGCAATACATAAAAGATTACACTATGCACAAAAAATAGAATTTAATCTTTTAGCAGATTTATTTAAAGATTATCTGCCACCTGTATATCCTTATGAAGTAAGTGGTGGAGACCCAAATATTAAACAAGCTGACTTTGATGACAGAATAGATGTTATGCCTGTATCAGATCCTAACATTTTTTCTACAGCACAAAGAATTGCTATTGCACAAACAAGCTTACAACTTATTCAGTCTAATCCTCAAGTACATGGGCCTGCTGGTATGTATGAAGCTTACAAAAGAATGTACCAAGCTTTAGGTGTTCGTAGTATTGAGAAAATATTACCACCACCTCCACAACCACAACCTGTAGACCCTGGTATAGAAAATGCAAGTGCATTACAAGGTAGAGGGTTACAAGCTTTTCCAAAACAAGACCATCAAGCTCATATCGAAGCACACTTAACATTTATGCGTACACCTGCTGTTATGGCAAATATAAATATTATTGGTATTCTTACAGCTCACATCTATGAACATGTTAGTTTACAAGCTAGAGAGTTAGTAGAAGCAGAGTTTGGACCTCAACTACAACAACTACAAGAACAATATCAAGGTCAAATTCCACCAGAAGCTATGCAACAAATTCAAATGGAAATAGAAAACGAAGTTGCTCAACGTATTGCCGAGATGTCTGCACAAATGTCTGAAGTGCTTGCACCTCCTCCTAGCGAAGATCCGTTAGTGGAAATTCGTCAACAAGAATTAGCTTTACAAGGTGCTAAGCTACAACAAGATGCTAAAGAGTTTGAAACGAAAACAGCATTACAAGTTCAACAAGAAAATTATAAAAACTTAATGGGTGAACAAAAACAACAATTTAGTGAAATGCAAGCGTTAGACAAATCAGCTATTGCTCGTGAAAGAATTGATGCTCAAGAAGAAATAGCAGCAGGTCGTATTGCCCTTGAGCTACAAAAACTCCAAAAAGATAAAGAAATGGAGAAAATTGATGTTGAACGATTAAGAAATTTATCTGAAAGAAATTAATGGCAGAAAGAAAAAGAGCTAAACCTATACGACGAACTACTGGCAAAGGTGGTAACTACCGACCAACTAAATCTGGTGCGGGTATGACAAAAAAAGGCGTTGCTGCTTATCGTCGTAAAAATCCTGGTTCTAAATTAAAAACAGCTGTAACGGGAAAAGTTAAAAAAGGTAGTGCTGCTGCAAAAAGACGAAAAAGTTATTGTGCTCGTTCTGCTGGTCAGTTAAAAAGAAGTAGTGCTAAAACTAGAAATGATCCTAATTCAAGAATTAGGCAAGCAAGAAGAAGGTGGAAATGCTAATGGAAAGAATACATAAAACAAACATGAAAGTTATTAAGTATCCTTTGATTAATATAAGAAAAGGTCTTCAAAAAAGATATAGGGGTAACGATTACAAACTCAATAGAACTCGAACTAAAGTTAGTTATAGACCGGGTTCTTATAGAGGTGTAGAACATTTGATAAGTAGGAGTAACTAATGGCTAAAAGAGGCTTATACGCAAATATTCACGCTAAGAGAAAGAGAATAGCAGCTGGCTCTGGTGAGAAAATGAGAAAAAAAGGTGCTAAAGGAGCACCTACTGACAAACAATTTAAAAAAGCTGCAAAAACAGCTAAAAAAAGACCTACTAAGAAAAGGAGAAAGTAATGTTTAAAAAAACAAAAGGTTATTTTATGGGCGGTCCCGTCAATAAAAGAGCTAAAGGTTATAAAATGGGTGGCAAAGTAAAAGGTTACAAAGCAGGCGGTAAAGTCAAAGGTTATAAAAAAGGCGGTAAAGTATAATAAAATAAGATAAGGAGGAGAGATGTCTTATTTAATATCTAATGTCCCTTACTTTAAAGTATGGGTAAGAAAAGAATTTACAGCTGGTCATCAAAATTACCACGGTGAATTTTTACACGGATTAGCTGTAGCAGTTAATTGTATTCCTGATAGATCACTATCATTTCAAATTATATTTACAGGTTGTGAAGCAGAAGACGATGAACCTAATGTTCACGGCGGAGCTATGTGGGCTCGTATGCCTATACAAGCTTTAGTAGCTGATATACCTGTAGAAGAATGGCCTGACAGAATGGAAAATCATTTATGTCAACCTTGGGATTGTATGTCTCATCATCATACTGTTATCAGTATAGATAGAACTTCGTCATCACCTTGGTATGCTAAAATAGATGGTGAATTTTATTTAGCTAAATATATTTTTACTGTTGATTACACGGAACATGAGATAGCTGATAGTCCTGATCAACATAAACAAAGCCATGTGCTGTATTTAACAGAAGGTAAATGGAAAGGAAATGTTGTTGCTCTACCTAATAATAGAGTTAGGGTAACGAACCCTGCATTATGGTCAACAGGAGAAGGAGCACCTGATTTTGCTCCAAGTCAGTGGCTTCATAGTAGTGAAGAGCACGAAAGTTACACAGATCCAAACATAACTTTTAACAATTTATACAGCGATGGAGAAAAAAAATGAAAGATGGGGTTGAATTAATTCAAGAAATACTACATATTGTTCGTGAACAGAGAGAAGATGTTCACACAAAGATAACTTCAGGGAACTGCAAAGATTGGGAATCATACCGGGCCTGCATCGGACAACTACAGAGCCTGTCCTATGTGGAGCAAGAGATAATTGCTCTGGTGTCACGAGGAGAACGTGAAGATGGTTAAAAACCTGATAGTACCTAAGAAGTACGCCAAAAAAGAAAAGGTAGAGGAAAAAGTAGAGGACAAAAAATCTGAACTACAAGTATCCGATGCCTACGTTAAAGAAGAAAATAGGGTTTTAGACCCAAATCTTTTAAAAAAATCAACTAAACAAAGAATGCCTCAACCTACTGGATATCGTATTGTCGTAATGCCGTTCCAAGGGTTTGCAAAATCAAAAGGTGGTATTCTTTTATCAGATGAGACACGAGAGCGAGAATCATTAGCTACGGTCGTAGCTTACATCGTCCAACTTGGACCTGATGCTTACAAAGATAAATCCAAATTTCCTAGCGGGCCATATTGCAAGCAAGGTGATTGGGCTATTATTGGAAAATATGCAGGAACAAGGATCAAACTAGAAGATGGTGAGATTAGAATATTAAATGACGATGAAATTCTCGGAACTATTTTAGAACCGACTGATGTCTATACTATATAGGAGTGTCTTATGACAAATGACGAAACAGAAGAAGCCCAAATCATCGAAGTGGAGCAAGAAACACCGCTAGATGAAAATCAACCAGCAGAAATATCATTAGAAACTGCTGAAGAAAAGACTGAACCACAAGGTTTAAGTGAGGAAGATCTTGATAAAAGAAGAGAGAAAACTCAAAAAAGAATTAATAAACTTGTTGCTCAAAGAAAAGAGTCAGAAGAACGAGAAGCCGCTGCTTTGCAATTTGCTCAACAGCAAAAAGCTGAAGTAGACGCTTTAAGAGGGCAACTTTCTAGTTTAAACACAGGTTATAGTTCAGAAGCCTCTAGCCGTATTGATTCTCAAGAAATTCAAGCAAAAGCTGCTTTTAAAGAAGCCTATGAAGCTGGCGAAGTTGATAAAATGGCTGATGCTCAGCAAGTTATGGCTAAGATTGCTATTGAAAAAGAAAGATTAAGGATTTTTAAAGAAAATCAAGAAAAACAAAAGCAACGTGCAGAGCAAATGCAAACTCAACAACCTGAACAAACACCTTTAAATCAATATCAACAACCTGTTCAACAACCACAGCAACAACAACCACAACCAGACGCAAAAGCTGTAGAGTGGGCTGAAAAAAATGAATGGTTTGGTAAAGATAGAGCTATGACTGCTTCGGCTTTTACTCTTCATCAACAATTAGTTGAGGAAGAAGGATTAGATCCTCAATCTGATGAGTATTATAATGAAATAGATACACGAATGAGACAAGATTTTCCTCATAAATTTGAAGAACAATCTGCTCCTGCTCAGAAGGTAGCGTCAGTTTCTCAAGGAAGAACTAGCCAAAAGAGTAAAAAGAGTGTTAAACTAACCCCAGCCCAGATTTCTGTAGCTAAAAAACTTGGTGTACCGCTAGATGCGTACGCTAAAGAAGTTGCGAAACTTGCGGCAAGAAATTCATAGAGGTATATGATGTCTAAAAAAGATAATGAAATGGAATATATAGAAGCAGAACAAAAAGCTACCGCTGAAGCTACTGCTAAGACTGATACAGAAATTAACAGAAGAACTCGTGCAACAGACACAAGAGCTTCTGCCGAACGCCCTGTGCAATGGCGACCACCTAGTAAATTGCACGCCCCAAATGCTCCGTCTGGTTATGTCCATAGATGGATTCGAGCTGAAGTTTTAGGTTATGAGGACAAAAATAATGTTCACTCAAGAATGACTGAAGGCTATGAGCTTGTTCGTGCGGACGAGTATGAGGATTTCGTTTACCCAAGTGTCGAGGAAGGCAAATATGCTGGAGTCATTGGTGTAGGCGGTTTACTTCTGGCTAGAATACCAGAAGAATTCATTGAACAACGCAAACAATACTACGCTAAGCGTGCTTCACAGCAAATGCAAGCGGTCGACAATGATTGGATGCGTGACAATAATCCCGCTATGCCTAAATTACAGGCAGAGCGAAGTTCAAAAGTAACCTTTGGTTCAGATTAAGACTGAATCAAACCTTATATTAGGAGTAATAAATGGCTTTAACAAACTTAGATGCTCCATTTGGTTTACGTCCTGCTCGTCTATTAGGCGGTGGTGCGTATACTGGCGGTCAATCAAGGTACGAAATATCAAATGCAAATACCACTAAGATTTATCAAGGTGATATTGTAAAAGGTTTAAACACTGGATATGTACAAAGAATGGCAGCTGGTGATGGGGGACTTGTGCTGGGCGTGTTTAACGGATGCCAATTCACAGATTCTTCAACAGGAACACCAAGATGGTCAAACCATTGGACTGGTGACGCAAATGTCACAAGTACAGTGAAAGCTTATATCGTAGATGATCCAAATATCGTATGTGAAGTGCAAGCTGATGCTGCATTTACTATAGCTGGCGTTTTCGCTAACTATGATATCGTGGATAACAACCCGGTAGGAAGTACAACAGCTGGAATTTCTCACGCTGAGCTAGATGTAGGAACAGGAAACACAACTGCTTCCCTTCCTCTAAAAGCTTTAGGAGTGACAACTAATCCAACTAATGATCTAACAACAGTTACTAACACAGGTGTAATCGTTATGATAAATAACCACACATTTAGTGCTGGTACTACTGGCGTATAGGGAGATAAAAAATGGCTATATCAAGAGCTCAACTTGCTAAAGAACTAGAGCCTGGCTTAAATGCTCTCTTTGGCTTAGAATATGCTAAATACGGTGATCAAGCAGCTGAAATTTTCGAAACAGAGTCTTCAGACAGAGCTTTCGAAGAAGAAGTGATGCTTTCCGGATTTGGTGCTGCACCAACAAAGTCAGAAGGTGCAGGAGTTGAATACGACAGTGCTTCAGAAGTTTATACAGCTCGTTACACACACGAAACTGTAGCAATGGCATTTGCCTTAACTGAAGAAGCAGTCGAAGACAACCTGTATGATCGTTTGTCAAACCGCTATACCAAAGCACTAGCTAGGTCAATGGCACACAGTAAACAAGTAAAAGCAGCTTCCGTTTTAAATAACGCATATACAGCTGGCTTTACTGGTGGTGACGGCAAGACTTTACTTGCAACAGATCACCCACTTGCTGTAGGTGGCACATTCGCTAATACACCAGCTGTCGCAACAGATTTGAACGAAACATCAATAGAAAACGCACTAATTTCAATTAGTCAGTTTACTGATGAAAGAGGTCTTATCGTTGCCCTTCGTGGACAAAAACTTGTTGTCCCAGCTGAACTACAATTCGTAGCAGAAAGACTTATGGAATCTGCTGGTCGTGTAGGAACTGCTGATAACGACATCAATGCACTTAAATCTTCAGGTGCAGTACCACAAGGATACACTGTTAATAATTTCTTAACAGATCCAGATGCTTGGTTTATTCTTACAGATGCACCTAACGGTTTAAAACACTTTAACCGTTCGCCTCTAAGAACAGCAATGGAAGGTGAATTCAACACAGGTAATATGAGATTTAAAGCTCGTGAGCGTTACAGCTACGGGTGGTCAGATCCTCGTGCTATCTTTGGTTCAAATGGTGCTTAATTAATTTTAAGTATTATGAATTCAGAAAAGGGAGCTTCGGCTCCCTTTTTTTGTTTGCATTTGTTTAATTAATTATGTACCCTAAGATATCTTTAGACGACCATTGAGGTCGACTTAACCAGACTAAGGAGAATATTATGGGTCAAACAACTTTTTCAGGGCCAATTAAAGCGGGTCCCGTATCTAAAACAACAGGTACAAACGTACAAACAAACATGAAGGACGTAGGTTCTTCTGTGATTTCACAATCAGTGAGCGTAACACAAAATACTAATGCTCCTGCAACAACTATTATTATTCCTGCTAATAGCCAAATCATATCAATTAAATTATATGTAACTGTGGCTTGGAGTGGTGGAGCTTCTACCGCTGGACTAGGATGGGATAACGGTGCTGTTGTGGATGCAACATCACTAACTACAGCAGCTGGCGTTGCCGGTGGTACACTTGGCATTGTCAATGTAGCGCCTGGTGCAAATAAAGTAAGAACTGAAAATTGGCTAGATAGTGGAACAGACAAGAAAAGAATTAGATTGTTAAGTGCTAATGCTGGTAATGGTGTAGGTGTATTAACAGTAGATTACGTCCAAAATAATAACACACTTTAATAGGAGGTTATAATGGCTGGACACTATAAAAGTCATCAACAGGGTTCCAACGCAACTACGGAAGTAGTTGCAGGGGACACTAACAATGCGTACACAAAAAACAAAGGAACTAATCGTTCTGTTTATTTTAGAGGTGTTTATCTAGAAGCTGATTCAGCTGACGGAACTATAGACATTCAAACTAAAAACAAAGCAGGTACTTGGACAAGCAAAGCTTTATTTAAAGTTAACTCTGGTCAAAGTGATAGTTTTTATGTTGATAGCGGCATAAGATTACAAAGAGGCATGAGGGTAGTATCGAACGCAGGTATTTCAAATTGCGTCATAACCTATACGGCGTAAAACATGGCTACTGAATTTGATTATCTTAATAATCTAGTAACTACTAATCCTGACGGAACTGTTACAGTCGGAGGTGTTACTTATGCCTCCGATGGTAGCGGTATTATAGAAAATTATGGTGCGGTAAGTGATGCACAAGAATATTTAGATAGTGGTGCAGATACTATAGCAGATACACTTTCTGGAGATAATACTTATTTAGAAAGTCTTGGTTATGTTTATAATCCAGCAACAAAAAGTTATGGTCTTCCACCTGAACCTGACCTAGACTTAGACTCAAACTTAGACTCAAATTTAGATTCAAACTTAGACTTAAATTTAGATTCAAATTTAGATTCAAACTTAGACTCAGATCTAGACCTAGACTCAGATTTAGACTCAGATTTAGATTTAGACTCTAATTCTATTACCTTACCAGGTTCAACTGCTCAAGAAATTGCTAATGCTTTAGTTGATAGAGGTCTAGGTAGCACTGCTGATTTTTTCTTACAAGGAAGTACAAATCTTGATGATATAATTGCAAGATATGGTGGTGATGAATCTTTTATGGATTTAGTTAATCGTTATGATCCAACAACAATGCCTGAATTTACAGGCAATTATACTTACAATCCATACAATCAAGGTTTCGGTGCTGGAACTGGAAGAAATCAAGTTTATTATATAGATCCTACAACAGGTAAGGCTGCTATGGGTCTTGCATCAGAAGTAAATGCTCTTTATCCGGGAATTGAAACATTTGCTGGGATAGATGCATTTAGTGCTGCAAATCCCGATCCAACTTTATTTGATCCTATTGAAGATACAACTATTGAAGATACAACTACTGATAATACAACTGAATCTATTAACTATGAGCAACTTTACAATGATTTATTAGCTCAACAAAACCAACCACAAACAGACTACAGCGGTCTTATGGGGTTACTAAATCAATTTATGCAAAGTCGTAATTCACTACAAGGTGCGGGTCGTTACAATAACATGTACGGCACTATGTATGGTGGTGGTATGGGTTATGGCAGTCCATTTAACTCAGGGTATGGTTATGGATATGGAATGAATCCATATGCAGGTGGAATTGGTTCTTTTTATGGTAACACAGGACTAGGATTCTCGCCTTCTGGTTATAGTACAGGATATGGCTCAGGTTATGGTATGAATAATATGTTCTATGGTGGTTTTGGTGGTAATAACTATAATCAAATGGCCTACAACCCTTATTCATCATTATATAATCAACTAAGCAACCCTCAGACATATGGTTATTCTGGTGATGTTTACACACCTGAGTACAGTTCTTATTTAAATACTCCATTCGAGGGAGATAGATACTCTCAAGGATATCAAGATTATCTTCAACAAAACAACCCAGGAGTATACACTAATCTGTTCGGTGGAGCTGTCTAATGGCTAAGTCTACAGTAGCATCAGTAGAAACTAAAATTGATTCACATGTTGATGCTTGTAGCGAACGATACGATGCAATAGATAAAAGACTTTATAGAATAGAGTTTATATTGATTGGTGCTTCAGCAAGTGTAATAGGCTTGCTATTAAAGTTAGTGATGGAGTAGATATGATAGGACAAGCAATTTTAAGTGGACTTGGTTCTTTTTTTAATAATGCAGCTCCTAGTTTTGCACTATCAGGTATGACAACTCCATATGGAAGAGCTGCTCCTATTACGGATGTACCTAAAGTAAATCCAAGAAACATGACAGCACAAAATGTAGGTGAAGCGTTAGGTATGAATAATGATTCTTCGAGAACACTTAACGATGTTCAAAACAGATTTGATTATGGACCTAGTAGAGTAAGACACCCAGGGTATTCTGGTTATGACATTACGCAAATGATGATTGGTCAAGACCCTGAATTTATGTCAAGAATTTATTACGGACAAGAAGCCGATAGATTAGCTGGTGGTGGTATAGAAAACACTTTAGCCGCTATGCAATATATTAAGGAAAGAAATGAAGCATTGTATGGTAAACCTCAAGTTATTGATAACGTAGATGTTTTTGAGGATTCGTTATAATGCCTATATCAAGAGCTCAAATGAATAAAGAAATTTCTACTGGTGGAATAAAAAAGTATCGCTCTGGTGGTTTAGTGAGTTATAATGGACAACCTTTGAAACCAGGGGAAAGAACTGGTAATATAGGTTGTGGTGCAATAGCTCCAGGAAGACGAAAATTTACCAAGATAGGATAATGACATGGCGACCAGTAATAGTAGAGATTTTGAATTAGACGTAGCAGAATACGTTGAAGAAGCATTTGAAAGATGCGGTCTACAATTAAGAACTGGTTATGATTTAAAAACTGCTCAAAGAAGTTTAAATCTTATGTTAGCTGATTGGGCTAACAGAGGTCTAAATCAATGGACAGTTGTTCAACACACAGAGACTTTAGTTCAAGGTCAAACAGATTATAGTTTACCAGAAGGTGCTATTGATGTTTTAGGTGTTGCTTACAGAACTTTAAATAACGGAAACACTTCTGACATAATTATTCAACCTATTGGAAGAAATGAATATTTACAGATTCCTGATAAATCAACACAAGGTCAACCAAGTCAATATTTTGTAGATAAACAAATATCTCCAAAAATACAAATATGGCCTACATCAAACAATAATTCTGATAGTTTAGTATTTAATTACCTTAGAAGAATAGAAGATGCGGACTACGGTCCAAACACAATGCAAGTTCCGTTTAGGTTTTACCCATGTTTAGCTGCTGGTCTTGCTTATTATCTTTCTATCAAAAGAGCACCAGAGAGAACTATGTTGTTAAAACAAAGTTATGAAGAAGAATTTAAAAGAGCTGCTGATCAAGACGAAGTTCGTCAAAGTTATCAAGTTAGACCTTCTATGCGAAGTTATAGGAGACTTAGTTAATGGCTTATGCAAACGGAAAAAGAGCTCTAGGACAATGTGATAGATGCGGACAAAGATATCTATTAAAAGAATTACACAATGAGTGGAATGGTTTTAAAACATGCTCAGAATGTTGGGAACCTAAGCAACCTCAACTTGAAGTAAGATTAAATTTTGCTGATCCACAAGCATTGTATGAACCAAGACCTGATAAAGATGTACCAGCGGGTGAAGGTTTAGTTAGAACAACAAAAGTAAATGCTTTTAATTCTTTAGTAGTAGATCCAATTGGTACAGCACTTACATTTTCCTCTATTAATGGTAGTGTAGGAACAGTAACGGTAGTAACGACATGACATTAGAAGAATTAAAAACACTTATACAAAATTACACACAAAATAACGAAGCTACTTTTGTAAGTAGTTTAAATGATTTTATTATATCTGCTGAAGAAAGAATGTTAGAGCTTGTGCAAGTTAATGTTTTTAGAAAAACAGCGACAGGTAATGTAACGCAAGGAAATAGATTTTTAAAAGGTCCTACAGATTATTTAGCGTCTTTTTCTTTAGCAGCAATTGATGCAAATGGTGATTATCATTATTTAGATAAAAAACACCCATCTTTTATTCAAGAATATGACATAGACCCAGCTCAAGCTAATTTAAATGGATTACCAAAATATTACGCAGATTTTGATGCTGGTAGTAATACAGCGGGTGAGGACAATACATTTTTAGTTGCTCCTACTCCTGATGCAAATTACACAATGGAATTAAATTATTTATATAGGCCTCCAAGCTTAACAGTAAACACAAATGGTACTTACTTGTCTGAAAATTCAAGAAATGCACTATTGTATGGTTCTTTAATTGAGGCTTATATATTTATGAAGGGTGAACCTACCCTTTTAGCAGAATATGAAAAAAGGTTCATGGAAGAAATATCTCGTCAGAAAAACCTATTTGAAGGTAGAGACAGACGAGATGAGTATCGTTTTGATAGTTTAAGAATAGAGGTGACTTAATGTTTACAGAAGAACTAGGACCTAAATTAGGTCAAGTAGAAGTGGTAACTACAAACAATACCGGGTTAGGGGTTGATCATTGGGCTGATAGAGCTACTGATCATATTATCTCTGTATCCGCTGACGCTCCTCCTGCAATTAGAGAGCAGGCAGAAGCATTTAAAGAAAATGTAAGAAGTGTAATGACTTATTACATAAAACAAGCTATCTTGTCTGAACGTACAACTATATGTGGTACATTGTCCTCACAAGGACACAATGATATAGCCGAAATTATAAGGAGAATATAAAATGGCAATAACTCAAGCAATGACCACCAGCTTTAAAGTTGAGATGCTTCAAGGTGTTCATAATTTTACTAATGGTAGTGGCGGTGGATCTGCTAATACAGGAGCAACATTTAAAATTGCTCTATATACATCATCTGCAACTTTAGGTGCAGCAACTACCGCATTTACAGCAACTAATGAAGCTTCTGGAACTGGTTATGTATCAGGAGGTAAAAACCTTACTAACGTAACACCATCAAATCCATCTGGAACTACTGCTATTACAGATTTTGGAGATATAACTTGGAGTACTTCGACTATTACAGCTCGTGGTGCAATGATTTATAATTCTACACAATCTAATAAATCAGTAGCAATTCTTGATTTTGGTTCAGATAAATCATCAAGTTCTGGTGATTTTACAGTTCAATTTCCTACACCTGATGCAACAAACGCTATTATTCGGATAGTATAAATGCCTCATTTTAGCTTGAAAATAGCTGATAGGATTAAAGAAACAAGTACGACAAGTGGAACTGGAACTCTTACTTTGTCTGGTGCTACTTTAGGGTTTCAAGCTTTTTCTGTTTTAGGAGATGGTGCTCGAACACAGTACGGTATTACTAACGCAGCTGGAGACTTTGAAACAGGCATAGGAACATATACCGCAAGCGGTACTACGCTTAGCCGTGATTTTGTTTTTGAATCTTCTAATTCAAATGGATTAGTTAATTTTAGTGCAGCAGAAAAAGATGTTTTTGTAACATTACCAGCTGAAAGAGCGGGTGTTTTATCTGCTGTTGATATTGCTTCTGCTTCAGGAACTATTAGTGGAGCACAAAGTGTTATACCAGAAACAACAGGTGGATTTACACTAGGTGCAGTATTTACAGCAAAAGATGGTACAACAATAGGTGCAAATGGTTCAGTAACTGTTTTTGATGATGCAGTATACTATATTGCAGATACAGCATACGCTAACGAAGTTTCTCCCTTCTGGTCTGCTGGAACGATTACAGAAATTACAGTTGCTTTAGGACAATTTAATGTGGTAGGCTCAGTAGCAATTACTGGTTCAGGAAGTGTTGAAGTTATTGACGCAACTTCTCATGCTGTATTAAATTTAGGTGACACGGTTACATTAAACGCATAGGATAAAAAAATGTCATTATTAACAGTAGATCAAATACAATATAATGGAGGAACAGCTCTTACCTTGCCAACAACAACACCTGCTGCTGGTGATATGTTGCAAACAAATGGTTCAGGCGTTCTTTCATGGAGAGATAGACTTCAAAAAGTAACAAATGCGGCAGGAACAGTTACTTACACAGTTCCTGCTAACATTCAAGCTGGAAAAGCATTAGGAACCGCTGGAGGAAATACTTTAGGCTGGTATTCTGCGGGCGGTGATCCAATGCAAATAGGTTCTCATACTGGTTGGAGACTTGCAGATAAAGCAGATTTTAATTCTATTATTAGTAGTTTTGGTGGCAGTGAATCAAATGGTGCTAATACTGGAGTTGGATATATAGATTTATTGTTACCTAGTGGTGTAAATGCTTCAGATGTTTCTAGTTATTATATGGAGGCTTATGGTCTTGCAGCACAAAATGGAAGTTGGTATATGAATGTTGAAGCTATAAATTCAAGTGGTAATAATATTGCAAATAGTCAGATTGGTACTCTTAATCAAACTCTAAGTAATAATTACGGTGCTAATTATGACACATCAACTCGTAATAAAATTAGACTAAATAATGGCCCTAGTGGTACAGTACAGCAAAATGGCTCTGTTAACACTACTTATGGTGATTGGAATGCATTACAAACTCAGAATAGTAGTATGTCATTTAGAGACCTTAATTTTCAATTACAACATTATAATGCTAAATACGATTTTGATGGTGTTGTAGAGGTAAATGGATTTCACACTGGCAATAGTAATTATAATTTTGCATCTTCAATCGTTTATCAAGGAAGAGGCAATCAAGGTAATTTTGTGATGTCCACAGATTATACGGCAGGTTTTAAATTAGAAATGCTAAACGGTGGCAGTTTTAAAAAAGGAACTGTTTGTCTGTATTATTGTCTTAACGATGGTGCATAGGAGAAAAATATGAGTATTTTAGTAGTAAATAGTTTAAAAAATTCATCTGGTGGCTCTCCAACTTTAACATGGCCAACTACAGATGGTACTGACGGACAAGTTTTACAATCATCAAACAATGCAGGTAATCTTATTTTTGGAGGAGCTCAATTAGAAGCACAAAACGGAACTAATATAACTTTTCCTGCAAGTGCAGCTGATGATTCAACTTTTGTTACAGATGCAAATGGTAATTTAACAGCAACTCAAGCTGGAGGTAATCCAATGAATACTCCTGATAATGCACATCAAGGAGAAAGACTTTTAGATAGATATGTAATATCAGGTTCTGCCGGTAATGTTAGTTCAATTACTTTAACTGTACCAACAGGTTACACAAATACTGATTTAAATACTATAAGAACTATGAAAGTTGTTATGAGAGGTATGCAGACAGGTCAAGGTGGTACTTATAGACCTACAATAAGACTGTTAGAACAAGATGGATCAGATTATTTCGGTACTGGTGCTGGAAACAACCCTAGTGCTACTTACGCTAGGTTTGGAGTAGAAGGTAAAAGTTATAATTCTACTACAACTAACATAAACAATGCCAATCAAGAGAAGTATATGACTAGATATAATGTATACAGAACTTCTAGTGGAGCTAGTAATTCAGATTATTTTAGTCAAACTACTATAAATGGAAATGAATCATATAATAGTAATTCTTGTTGGAATGGTGTAGTTTATATTAATCCTGCTACCTCTCCGAGCATGATTGCAAAAATTGATTATATTGATAATCAAAATAATTCAAATTATTATAATGAACAAGTATATCTTGGTAATTTGGCTAGTTCAATACAACCTGCTAATGATAAAGGACACCATCCAATGGGCGTTTCAATTAGAAATAACGCAAATAATAATTGGGTTTCAGGTGTTGTTGAGTTATATGGAGTATTTAAAGATGGAGTAGTAAGCTAATGGGTAAAATAGTCGTAAAAAAAATACAATCACAAGCTGGCACTACTGCTTTTACTATACCTTCTGCTGATGGTACTACAGGACAAGTTTTAAAGACAGATGGTTCTGCTAATTTAGGCTGGACAGATAAATCATCAAAAATAGGAAGTGCTGGTATAGATTATACAATGCCTCCTTCTGATGGAACTGCTGGTCAAATATTACAAACAAACGGAACGGGTGGCGTTTTAGAATTTGTAACTCCTTCCGCTAATCCATTATCAACCCCCGATGGAAATCATCAAGGTATAAGACTTTGCGACAAATATTTTTGTGGTTTAAATGATGCAGCTAATGTTAGTTCTGTTACTTTAACTGTTCCTTCTTCTTACACAACTGATCCTTCAAATGTTTTAACTTTAGAACTTTATTTAAGTGGAATGACAATGGCTCAAACAAATGCAAATTATGATGATAATTTTAGAATTACTATGATGGGTCAAGACGGAACTACTACTTCTAGAAAATCAGTTAATCTTATTACTATGACTAGTGGGTATGGTAATCAATACAAAGACTGGAATGTAGAAAGAAATTGGGGAACTGATCCAACACAAGGTGATGATGTTTATTTCAATGTTGGACATAATTATAATTCTTATTCCAATAGAACTAGATGGGATGGAAACGCAGGAGATACTTTTGATGAACATCCTGTTGGTCAATTAATGGCAACTTGGTGGAATGCTGCTACTTATCCTATTTGGATGGCACAAGGATCAATGGGAAGAACTGGTAATCGTACTAATGAATTACCAGGTCAGAGAATTTACACAAAGGTTGCTAATTATTCTACATCAAATGGATTTCATAAAACAACTCCAAGCACTTTAAAACATTCTTTAGGAATGAAAATAGAATGGAAATCTGGTGTTACAATGAAAGATGGTGTCTTTATGTTGTTCGCTAGATTTAAAGATGGCGTAGTATCTTAGGAGATTTAAATGGTATCTAAATTAGTTACTAGCTCTATTGTATCAGCAACTTCAACAGACTTAACTCTTCAAGCTAGCACAGGAAAAAAAGTAAAATTTAAAGTTGGTGCATCAGGACCAGAAATGAGTCTTCCTTCTGCCGATGGTACTGCTAATCAATTTATGCAAACAGATGGCAATGGTAATTTAGGTTTTGCTACAGTAAATTCTGAAGTTCAGTCAGCAACTGCTAAATATCAATTTGATAATCAAACTATGCAAGGACCTATCTTGCTTAGAGTTTGGGATTATGATAAACATCCTCCATCTGAAAATTTGCAACAAATAGATATGCTTGTTCCAAATGATTTTATACCATACAATCGAATAAGTTCTTTTATTATAAAATGGTACAATGTAAACTTTTCTTTTAAAAATGGAATCAATAGTCAAAATACTGTATGGGCTCATACTTTTGTAAAACCATTAGATTATGAAGGAAATTCTTTAGTACACAATAATACAAATTTTAGAATAAGAAGTGGCACTACTTTTGTAAATGGTAGCAGTAGTTGGAATTCTAATTATGATAACACTAGTAATGGAAAAAATGGTCAGTGGACTAGGTCAGGTGGTAATCCTGCATACTATACAGTAGAGGATGTAGGTTATAGAATAATAAGAGGCGATAATACTCAAATAGGTATTGTTCCTAGCACTAGCAGTCAAAATACTATGATTCTTAATCAAATTAACAATCCATGGAGTGTAACAAGTACAAGAAACAACAATCATCAAGCTAATTTTAGTGGAGAATGTATTATTCATAACAGACAAAGTTCTTGGAGAGCAACTACTAATTTTAATTATCAAGGAGCAAATAGTTGGTACAACAATGGTTATCCTGCTATGGGTACTAATCAAATGGGTCAAGATGCTGATAATTCAACAAGTAACTATTATTTTATGAATAGTAATTATGCGGCAGGTGTAAAATTAAGTATGTTACCTCATCAATTTACCACTGCTAATAATGGTAGCAGTGGAAGTAGTGGACAAGTTACTGCTAGTCATTGGGGAATATCAGGTGGAAGATTTGAGTTTTGGATAAATATTGTACCTGCAAGTTATTAAGATAATTTAAGTTGATTAAAAGTATTAAATAATATAAGTTTTAAAAATTAGGAGTATTAAAATGGCGTATACACAAGCAGATTTTGAAATCTTTACAGTAAGACCTAAAAAAGCAATTCGTAATGCTGAAGGCGTAAGAGTTGTTGAAGATTATACAGATGCAGAATGGGATGAAGCTAAAGCTAGTGCACAAGAAATAATAGATAATTATGATGCTAATTTATTTGCAGCAATTAGATCATACAGAAATAAGTTATTATCTGATTCTGATTGGGCTATGCATTCTGATTCACCTTTAAGTAATTCTGAAAAAGAAGCATTAACAACATGGAGAACAACTCTTAGAGATTTGCCAGCATCTAAAACAGATCCTGATGATATTACTGTTCCAAATTGTCCTGTTGCCTCATTAGGTATAACTGTTATTCAACCATCAGTATAATAATGAGTGAAGAAAAAAAGGACGAGTGGGTCCCACAACAAAAAGAAATTGAAGCACTTCATACTATGAGAATAGAACATAATTATGATGTGAATTTTTCTGTTATTAGCGATAAAAAAGACTTCTTAGACGCTCTACTAGAAATTGACTCGACCGAGTTAGGTAATCAAATTAAGCAATTAATAGAATCTGAAGATAGACAATTCACAGTAGAGTAGTGTAAGTTGTTTATATTACAGGAGTAATATAAAGCATGGCTTTCGGTGCAACTACATATTCAGAAGATACCTATGGAGGATCAGGTGAGTTTACACTCAGCGTTACAGTTTCCGTTACATCTGTATCAGCTACTGCTCAAGTAGGACAAGCTTCTGCTGGGCAATTTGTAACTGTAATTCCAAACGGAATTGCTATTAATACAACACTTGGAAGTCCTGCGATATCAGTAGGAGGTATACATGGTGTAACTGGTGTAGCCTCTACAGTTTCATTAGGGCCATATTCGATTGCTACTGAAGGCAATGTAAATATTATTATAGAAACACCTATAACAGCTACTATGTCTGTAGGTAATGAAACTGTTAATTTTGGTGTAACTTGTTTCCCAACGGGAGTTACTGGTACAGCTACATTAGGCAATCCAACTATTATTGCTAATGTTCTTGCTTATCCTCGTCAAGATGAAAACTTTGCTATTACCGTATACAATGATGGTGGTGGTAATAAGTATTATGCTAATGGTCAAAAACAAAGTCTTTACACGGCTTTACACAAAGGTTTTACTTATAGGTTTGATCAGTCAGATTCAAGTAATGCAACACATCCATTAAGATTTAGTACCTCACAAGATGGTTCTGATTACACTGATGGGGTTACAGTAGTAGGAACACCAGGGCAAGCTGGAGCTTATACACAAATTGTAGTAGCTAATAATGCACCATCAACACTGTATGTAAAATGTTCTAACCATAGCGGAATGGGTTTTGCCTTATCTGTTGAAGCTAATGTAAATCTTTTAATGACATTGAGCGAAGGAGATGTTAGTTTATCCATGGGAGCAACAGCGTTTCCTGCTGGCGTTTCAACATTAGGTCAAATTGGAACTGTGTTGATACAAGAAGGTTCTACTGTTTTCCCAACAAGTGTTACTGCCACTGGTGAAGTTGGTAAGTTGGTGTTATGGCAAGAAGTAGATACAAGTCAAACACCTAATTGGACAAGGGTTGCTGCATAATGGCTACATATAGTAATTTAGGAATAAAGTTAATTCAAACAGGTGAAGAATCTGGTACATGGGGTACAACAACTAATACTAATTTTGATCTTATAGATCAAGCAATTGCAGGTTATGTTAGCCATGCAATGTCTGATGCAGATTTTACTTTTAGTATATCTGACGGAAGCTCTTCTGATGCTAGAAATAAATTTATTAATTTTACAGGAACCTTAACTTCTGGAAGGACTATTACCTTTTCTCCTTCTGATTTAGAAAAAACTTGGTATGTAAAAAACGCTACTTCAGGAGGTCACACTCTTACTTTTAAACAAGGTTCAGCAGGTAATACCATTACACTTCCAAATGGTGCTACAGCTATGATTTACGCTACTGGTCAAGGAGCTACTAACGGATCTATTGAAAACGGTATTGGAACTTTATTAGTAGATGGTCTTATTCCGGAAGTAACAAATACAGCTAACATAGGAACATCTTCTAAAAAATTTAGAGATTTATATATTGATGGAATTGCTTATTTAGATCAAGTAGATATTGATTCAGGAGTTATTGATGGTGTAAATTTAGGAGCTAATTCACCTATAACCAATTTACAAGTAGATAATGTTAATATTGACGGCAATAATATTAAGTCAACAACTAATCAATTAGCATTTGTAACAGGCGGTACAGCAGAAAGAGTTAGAATAGATGCTTCTGGTAATATATTTTTTGGTGGCATAACAAGTACATCACAAAATGCAAATGCTAGTGCTTACATAGACACAAATACTACCTTAAAAAGTTATCAAGGTTCAGGTATACAACATATTACATTTTTAAATGGGGCTACAACTGTAGGCTCTATTAGTAACAACGGAGCTAACGCTTCTTTTAATACAACCTCTGATTATCGAGTTAAAAACAAACTTGGTACAATAGAAGATGCTGTTGAAAGAGTTTTAGAGTTAGATCCACTTCTTTATTCTTTTATAGGTAAAGATGATGTTCACGAAGGTTTTATAGCTCACGAAGTTGACGCTGTAGTACCTAATGCAGTTACCGGTGACAAGGACGCTGTTGATCCAATAACAGACGCACCAATCTTACAGCAATTAGATTTATCTAAGCTGGTTCCTTTACTTACTCAAGCTTTGAAAGAAGCAATTTGGAAAATAGACGATTTGCAAGAGAAAGTGGAAGAATTACAAGATGCCGTTAGCGAAATTTAATTTCAGACCTGGAATAAACAAAGAGACAACAGATTATACAGACGAAGGTGGTTGGACAGACGGCAACCTTGTTCGTTTTCAATCAGGTCTTCCACAAAAGATAGGTGGATGGGAAAAGTATTCGCAAAATTCTTTTTTAGGTAGTTGTCGTACATTGTTTGAATGGTCTGACTTTGACGGCAATCAATACGTAGGTGTAGGAACTAATCGTAAATTTTATGTATTAAATCAAGCTGTGTTCTATGATATTACACCATTACGATCCACAGTATCAGCTACAGACGTTATGACTACAAATGGAACAACTACTGTAAAATTTACTGTTACAGGTCATGGTTGTGCTACAGGAGATTTTGTAACTATCTCTGGTTTGTCAGCTCCTGTTAATGGTATTCCAATAGCAGAAATTAATGCCAATCATGCTGTAGCTGTTGTTGATGCTAATAACTTTAATATAACAGTTACTACTCAAGCTAATGGTTCTACTTCTAATACAGGCGGTAGTTTAACATTTGCTTTTGAAATACCTGTTGGAGAAGATTTACAAAACCTTTTAGGTGGATGGGGCTCTGGTACTTGGAATGCTGGTTCTTGGGGTTTTGGTGCAACAGGCGACTCATTTAGATTATGGAATCAAGATAATTACGGTGAAGACCTTATTATGAATTATAGAGGCGGTGGTATTTACAAGTGGGACGAGAGTGCAGGCACAAATACTCGTGCTACAAATATTACTGCTGATGCAGGAGCAATCTTAGCTCCAACAAAAGCAAATCAAGTTATTGTCTCGGAAAGAGACGGCCATGTTATTGCATTAGGCGTTGATCCTATTTCTGGTGCTTCTAGAACAGGAACAATAGACCCAATGATAATAGCAATTTCTAACCAAAACAGTGCAGTTGATTGGCAGATACGAACAGACGGAACATCTACAGCTGATCAGATTGAGTTAAATCTAGGTTCTGAGATTATTGGCGGGCTACAGACTCGTCAGGAAATATTAGTATGGACCGATATCGCATTGTTTTCATTGCGATTCGTAGGGGGACCCCTGCCCTTTACCACTTCTCTCCTCGCAAGGGGTCCCTCGATACTAGGTCCAAATGCAGCGGTCAATGGAGCCGATGCAACATTTTGGATGGATAAATCTAATTTCTATGTTTACACAGGTTCTGTTCAAGCATTGCCTTGTACTGTAAAAGAATATGTCTTTAATGATATTAACTATGATGAAAGATATAAGATTTTTGGTTTTTCTAATCAAACTTTTGACGAAGTAGGATGGTATTATCCTTCTGCTGGTTCTAATGAGATTGATAGGTATGTTACATATAACTATGTGCAAAGAACATGGGCTATAGGTAAAATGGAAAGAACAGCTTGGATTGACTACGGCATTTATCAAAAACCAAGAGCAGCTGGTGGTAGTTCACCAGGTTATGTTTATGCTCACGAGGTGGGTTATGATGATGACGGAGCTCCTATGGATAATGTATCTATACAATCAGGTGATATTGATATAGGTGACGGCGAACAATTTTCTTTTGTTAGTCGAGTTATACCAGACTTTAAGTTTATAGGAACAGACGGTGCTGGTCCGCAAACTGTTGATTTAATTGTAAAAATGCGTGATGCACCGGGTGGAACATTAGTAGCTGATGCTACTATTCCTGTAGATGCAGAAACACAAGTTAAAAACATAAGAGGAAGAGGAAGACAATTTTCTTTGAATGTTTCTAGTTTTAATGACGGAAGTAATAATAATGCTAATCGTCTCGGAGTTGGTTGGAGATTGGGCTCTACACGACTCGATGTTAAGCCAGATGGGAGACAATAATGCCACGATATGACATTAGACAGGCCTTCTCATCATTGCCTCGTTTTACACAAGGCAACATAGATGCTGAACAATTAAACAGAATGGTGCGTACATTAGAACAAAACCTTTTTCAATTGGATTTAAATGTGGTACCTTCTTACACAACTACCGAAAGAAATGGTAGAAAATTTAGTCCAGGTGGTCTAATATTTAATACAACGATGGAAGTACACCAAGCGTACGACGGCAATGCTTGGAGAAATTTATATTTACCTGTGGTTTATCCAACAGGTTTGAGTTTAACAAGTTCCGTAGGAACAGTAACAGTGGTGACATCGTAATGAATTTTTTTGAACAAGTGATTGGCTCAGCTCTAAGTCCAGTAACATCAGGTATTCAAAATTTAACTAATCCATCTAATTTAGGAAATTTGGGTAATATGTATATCCAAAGCAAGATTATGGGTGGTTTAGGAATGGATCAACAAGCTGCAATGCAAGATAGAATGATGAGAAACTATATATCTGATCAATTTTTAGGAGGAGGTATTGGTTCTTTAGCTGGAGCAAGTCCAATAGATCAAAGAGCAGGTAGAACATTTGATGCATTAGCATCAAACCCAAATAAAGAATCAATTAAAAAATCTTATGGTTTTGGTGGTGTTGATGATGTTGAATTAATAAAAAAATATAAAAAACTTTACAATGACGATGGAACCTTAAAAACAACTAAAGGTTCTGGTATTTTTGAAAGAAAAAAGAAGTTAAAACCAGAAGATGTAAATCTTATGATGCTTATTGAAGCACTAGCAATGCCTAAAGATATTATAAGAGGAAGTAAAAGTGATTATCAAAGAAGAGAAGACCAAGCAAGAGCGGATGTTCAAAAACAGTTTGGTGGTCGTTTTCAAACATATGATACAGGTTCTATATATCCGCAATATGCTCCAAGAAAAGGTTATGCTAAAGGAGGTATAGCTGGCTTTGCTAAAGGTGGCGAAAGTTTTCCAGATTTAAATAACGATGGCAAGTTAACATATGCAGATATTTTAAAAGGTAGAGGTGTTGATTTAAGAGATGGTGGAGAAGCTAGTGGACCAGGAACAGGAACAAGTGATTCAATACCAGCAAGATTATCCGATGGTGAATTTGTAATGACAGCTAAAGCTGTAAGAGGTATGGGCGACGGAGATAGAGCTGAGGGCGTAAGAAAAATGTACGCATTAATGAACGAACTACAAGGAGAAGGTTAATGTCTACACCTCCATCCGCTACTACAGGACAAACAGCAGGTCAAGTTGTTCAAACTTTAGACGACCCATATCTTAAAGCTTTAAGAGAATACATTTTTAACACTGCTATGGGTTTTGCAGGACAACCGCTTCCTATAGAAGCTATTGTAAGTCAAATAGCACCTTTTAATCCACTAGAGCAAAGTGCAATTGACATTGCTGCTGGGGGAGTTGGATCGTACTTTCCATATTTAAGGAGGGGTGCAGAAATGTTTGAAAGTGCTGCTGACTATTATCCAGAGTCAGGAGCTTTAATAAGAGAATCTGTTCCTTATTATAATGAAGCAGTAGGTGGTTACAGAGATGCAGCTAATTTAGCTCGTAGTGGTTTAGCTCCAACAGAACGTGGCATATACGAAGGTATGAATATGCTACAAGCTGGTCTTGGTTCTTTTAATAATAATGCTGCAAATTATTATATGAACCCTTACATGCAAAATGTAATTCAAGATCAATTAACAGATATTGACGAATTTTACGATCAACAAGTTACAGATTTAAATACTAGAGCAGCTCAAAGTGGTCTAAGAGGATCTGCTAGGGCAGGTCTTTTAGGTTTAGAGTTAGAGAAAGCAAAACAAGAACAAAGAAGTAAATTATTAAACCAAGGTTTAGCTTCTGCATATGATCAAGCACAAAGACAATTTAATTTAGAACAACAAGCTTTAAGAGGTGCAGCTCCTGTTATGGCTAGTTTAGGTCAAGGTTTTGGTCAAGCTCGTTCTGGACTTGCTGGTTTACTCAATGATTTATCTTCCAATGTTGGTAATGTTGGTGGAAATTATTTAAGAACAGGAACAGCATTAATGGGTGTTCCAAGTGGTATTCAAAGCCTTGGTGGTGCAATGACAAATCTTGGTGGTATAGAACAAGCTTTTAGAGGTAATGATGTCTCACAATTAATGGGTATGGGTCAAACAGCTAGAGGTTATGAGCAAGCAGTATTAGATGCTCAAACACAAAATGCTTACAATTTAGCTATGGAACCATACAATAGATTAAGTTATCTATCTGAGTTTGCTAGTCCAAATTATATGGGCTCTGGTCAATCAATGAGATTGTCACAACAACAAGCAGCTATGCCAAGTCCTTTCCGATCAACTCTTGGTGCCGTTCCAGCGGGCAATAGTATTGGAGGTTTTAATTTTAATCCATTAAGTTGGTTTGGAGGTTAATAAATGAACAACCCACCAATTATAAAACCAAAAAATTCTATGCTAAGAATGTTGCAAGGTTCTGGTCCTATTTTACCTACTCCTTCTAGTATTGGTGGATTAGGGTTGCTTGCACTAAATCAAAGTTTAACAAGTGATAAAGCAAAAAATAACATTGCTTTAGGAACAGCTAGAGCTAAAGGATTAAATAATCCTTTTATCCCAGAAGACCCTGTATTATCTCCTGACAGCATTCAAAAAGATTTAAACGCATTAACATCTGATTTGAAAAATGTAAAATCACAAAAACCAAAAAAACAAGAATTAGTTAATGAAAAAGAAATTAAAGAATTTGATGATGTTGATGATTTTAAATCATGGATAAAAGAAAATACAGCTACTGATGCTACTACAGGTGATTTATTTTATGTATCAGTAAAAGGAGAAAAAATTCCTTTAGAAGATTCTCCTGAAACTAATGTCTTGTTGTACGAATTATTTAAACAAGACGTAGGTCGTGGTGGAGAAGCTTTAGAAACTATTAAAGATTTAAATATTCAACAATTTCAACAAGCTCCAGCTAGTGCAAAGTTTTCTGACAAAAATCCTTTTGATGACAGATTTAATAAAGATCTTGAAAAAGCAAGAGATACTATAGGTACACCAAAAAGTTCAGGATTTTTTGGAAGAAATGAAGAACAAGATATGAGGGATAGAATACAAGAATTAGAACTGCAAGCTGCTCGTGGAATGGCCTCTCCTAGAGATGGAAGTTTTTTAGGTGAAGAAGCAAGAAGAAATGCATCTGTAATGGCAACAAGAGCAGAACAATTAAGATCACAATTACCAGAGGCAGATAAAAGAGATTTCTATTCTTACAGAAGAAAAGATAAATCAAGATTTGGTTTTGGTGATAAAGGACAAAATGATTTTGTTTTAACGCCCACTGGATTAACTCAAAGAGAAGTTCTTGAGTTAACAAGAACTGGTGATTACGAAATAGGCCCAGCTGAGCTTGCAAAAGAAATAAGAGGCGATGATATAGACAGAGAAGAAGAGTTTATGAGAAAAGCTATTCTTGCTGGTCGAGTTCCTATGCCAGGAACACAACAGCAGGTAGCTGAATCTAAACCAGTGCAAGAAAAAGTTTTAATAGAAACAGAAGAACAAGTTCCTAATAACTTTAGACATAAAACTTTTGTTCCTGTAGAAATTAGCGGTCTTTACTCAAGAGGAAGTAAAGATAATTTAAAATTTAGAGTTAGAATGTTAGAAGATAAAAACACAGGAGAAGTTAAATATGTTCCTGATGTTAATTTAGCCCCTATTATAACAGAGATATATCAAGCTGAAAATTATTCTCAAGAATCTAAAGAAGAAATTGGCATGATAAAAGATTTAGTTAGTGCAGATAACATTGGTTTGGCTCAAAGAGTAAATGATTTATCAAGATCAATTGCAGCTATTGCTGGTGTTGAAAGAATAGCTTTTGACGAAAATGGAAATCAAATAATGCCTACACCTGAAATTATTGCAAGGTGGGCAAAAAGATTTACGGCTCAAAATATTACAACTATTCTCGGAGAATCTAACAGAACAATATCCGACGCTGACAGAAAAAGAGCTGATGACATTGTAAATGTTTTAGGAACATTTACAGATGTAGCTGGAGCAAAATTAGCGTTAGAGCAGTTAATAAATATTTTTGAAGCTCCTTCTAGAAATGCTAACTCTGCGTTACAAAGTTTATATGCCCAAGGAGAATCATCAGGGTATCTTGAAGACATAAAAGATATAGAGCGTTCTGTTTTAAATCAATTACAAAAAGGTGGGGGAGCCTTTTCAATTCCAAAATCAAGTGCTTTACAATTTGAAGAAACAGATGAAACTGAAAACATATATGAAAGTATTGATTTAACGCAAGGTTAAAATGGTAGTAAAATTTTATAAATCATTTGATGGCAAAACTTTTCAAGTTAAACAAGCTGGTGAACAACTGACACCTGCTGAAGAAAGTGCATTAAGAAATAAAATTGGTGGTGATTTTATAGAGTCAACTAAACGTGCTGAAACTTTAAAAAAAGAAGCGGATCAACCTTTAAGTGTTTTTACAAGAACAGGTCGTTTTAGAGGAGCTGATTACAAAACAGGTGTGGGTAATACAGCAACTATCACAGAAGATCCAATAGGTTACATACAAGGAAAAAGATTAAGAACATTTTTTGGTCAAACAGATAATTTTGATGAAAAAGTAGCTTACTTAAATAAAATGACAGGTGATAAAGGTTATGTTGTTGATAAGTTAGGTAATTTTTTATTAACTCCCGAAGGTCAAAAAAATTTAGGTATTACAGCTACAAATGATTTACTTGCAATAGATTCAGATAAATTTGAAGCTGAAGACTTTTTAGATTTCTTAGGTGAGTATGGTTATACTACTGGAGGTTCAATTGCTGGATTTGCTGGTGGTTTAGCTTTAGGAGCTGCTGCTATAGCTACATTACCTGTCTCCGCTCCTATTGCTGGATTAGCTACTATAGGTTTAGCTGTAGCAGGTTCTGGAGCTGGTGCTTATGCTGGTAATGCATTAAATGAAGCACAACAATGGATGAGAGGAATACAAAAAGAATCAGCTGCTGAAGTAAACAGAAGAGGATTAAAAGAAGCGGCTTGGGCTGCTGGAGGCGATCTTGCAACTCTTGGTTTGTTAAAGGGTGTTGGAAGAATTTTAAAAGCTAGTCCCAAAAAACAAGCAAAAGTTATTTATGGAGAAGATGCTTATAAAGATTGGTCTAAGGGAGTATCAAAAGGAGTAGAACCAACTCCTGCTAAAGATAGTTACAAAGACTTTGTATCAAGAGGATATAGACCAAATCCATACTCAGAACCTTTTTATAATAAAAATTTAAGAGCAAGAATGGGAAGAATTGCTGAACAAATTGCAGGTTTACAAACAAAAAGATCAGAAATAAATGCAAAAGCATTAAGAAAGGAATTTGAAGAAACCTTAACGCCTGAAGAATATGCAAAAATTACTGATAAAGACATAGTAGAATCTATGCAAGATGCTTTAGGTTTAAAAGCAAACGAACTTAGAGATGCAAGTAAAGGTTTTCGTCACAATGTTGTAACTAATGTAGCAGGTATATTAGATAATACTTTAAAGGGTTTAGAAAAAGGTACGATAAAACTTGATGAGGATGCTGGTGTTATATTTAAAACACTACAAGATAATGTAGCAATTGGTTCAACAGAAGCTATTACTGTCGGAGAAAGAGCAGCAAGAAAAGGTTTTGAAAAAATTATGCCTTTATTTGATGAAATAACTCCACAAGACTTACAAAATCAAGCTAGTAAATTTTTTGATTTTGTTGGCCCTAATAAAATGCCAGTAATGAAAAGAGGTTTAACTCCAACAGATAAACTTCTTGCTACTTACTTAAATAACACATTTAAAAGCACCGCTAATGAAAACATAAATGTTATTTCAGCTCAAGTTGGAAAAAGAAAAGTTCCTGTTTTTGCAATGATGTTTGATAAAGAAAAAGGAATTAGATATATATCACCAGATAGTCTTTTAACAGAAATTCAAAAATTTAAAAAAACAACTCCATTAAGAAATGTAGGAGAAGGAACTTTTGCAAAACTTTACAACACTGAAGGTGAGTTTATAAATAATAAATTTATGGCAGATCAACAAATTCTTTTATCTCCATTACAAGTTAATGAAGTTATACAGGAAATGAGAAAAATAACATTAGCAGCTAATGATGGTATAAATTTTCCTGTAAAAAATTTATGGGACTCAGCTGTTCAAGATTTTGATGTAGCAAATGCTGCTTTAGCTTCTGCTGTTGATTTAGCTAAAAAAGGAAAAGTTATTACAAAAAAAGAACCTGATATTGTTACTCCTGGAACACCAGCAAAAATAACTCGTGGAGGAAAAAGAATAGAAGCAGTGCCTGCAAAGAGAAAAATAGGGAAAACATATAAACCTAAAGATTATATGGATGGTTTAAATCTTTTAGATGATTACGTTGCTAAAACTTTAGATATTACTATTGATAATAGAAAAGCATTTGAAGCTTTTGAAGAGTTTGGTCTAGGAGTTGCTTCACAAAAAGTTGCCGAAGGTAAAATGCCAATTGAAAATTTGTTTAAATATGTTTTAAAAGAACAAGCTGACAGTCCTCAAGTTGTTGAAAGTTTTATAGACTATACAGGAGATGTAATAAGAAGAGGAGATAGGTCAATGTTAAAAACATCTCCAGAAACAGCAGCTCTTGGACAAGATGAAATAATTAAAGATGTTATCGAACAACCTATTTCTTTAGCTAAAGGCCAACAAAAAATTGCTCAAGATGTATTAGAAGAAACAGTTGATGTAAGTAAGACTGCTCAAACTGAAGTAACTAAAGGAAGAACTTCATTACGAAAGCAAGATGAAATATTGTTAAATAAATTAGCACAAGCAAATCCTAAAGAGTTAAAACAAGGTATAAAAGAGCAATTTGGTAAAGAGATAGTAAAAGAAATGGGTGTGGATCAAGGACAAACGACTATTCGTCAAGTTTCAGATGTTATTGCAAAATATGGTTACAATGGTCAAGGAACAGCTGATTCTACGTTACAAGTTATTTTTGGAAAAGACGGAGCAAAAGAATTATTAGATTTAAAACAATATCTTGACACTATAACAGATTCAGCAATGAGAGCTGGTGATTTTGAAGTAGGAACTGAACAAGCAATTAAAAGTTTATTTGATCAAAATCTTAAATTTTTAGCCGATCCCAATACTTCAGGAACTGCTAGTCTTAAAGAAGTAAGAGATAATGTTAAATTATTTAATAAAAACATGGAAGAACAGGTAGCTTTAACAAGTGATGCTTTTTTCAATAGAATTAAACAAAATGGATTTAAATTAAACGATGGTCCAGATATTGATGAATTTGTAACTCAATTTTTAAATCCAACAACAAGCACACAGAATGTAGAAAGAGTATTAGAAAAATTAACAAAAAATCAAAAAGCAAATTTACAACAAAACATTTTAGAAAGAAGTTTAACAAGAGCTCTCGGAAAAAATGCAGATGAAGTTGACGAAGTTATTAATAGTAGAGATTTAAACAATACTCTTTCTGGTGGATTTGTAAAACAATTTGGCGATGATCCAAAAAGATTTAACATGTTGTTTGGTGAGTCTAAATTTAAAAATCCATATAAAATTATTCAAGGTTTAGGAAACACTTTTGATAAAGTAAGAAAATGGGAAATTGGAAATAACGGAGCTTTAATAGCTCAAACTTTAGCCGCAGCTTTTGCTGCATTACCAGTAGGTATTTTAACAGGCAGTATACCTTTAGCAGTTGGAGCTGGTTTAGCAGCACAATATCAGACTATAAGGGCCTATGCTAAGATGTTAAATTCAGAGTGGTTTTTAAAAGCATTAGCGGATCCAAGATGGGCAACTAAAACAAATCCGGCAGATTACTTTAATCCTAATAAAGCTAATTTATCTGAATTATTAACTATGTATAATGTAGGTTTAGCAAACACTGCTAGAAATATGATTAGAGAACAAGGTGATGAGCCAGAAGAATATAGTGCAATGTCTAATCAAAAAACAACAGATAGATTAAAAAGAATTGCAAAACCTGAATCTCTTTTTATACCTAGTCGTGAAAATATATCTGATCGTATCTCTGATTTAGGAGGAGTTTTATCAGAAACTATTACAGCTATACCTGGAGCTGTAAGAAGTTCAACACCTTTACCAAAAGTACAAGACTTTAGACAAGATGTTGATGTGTTTAGTGAATTAAACAGAAGAAAAGCTTTAGCTGGTAACAATCCAGATACACAAGCAATAGCAGAAAAAGGACAAAGATAATGGCTAGATTAATTCAACCACCAAGAACAGGAAGGACCATAGAGGATTTTGGTTATCAGTCTGCTTCTTTACCAAGATACGGTGGGGGTAGTCGTCGTTTAAGTGGTATACCTTCTTATGGGTATGCTTCACCTGTTGTTAGTTATAAAGTTGGAAGTGGCTCTAAAAGACCAAGTGCTTTACCTGCTACAATGACACCATCTGGTGGTATATCTTTTGTAGGAACTCCAGGAAACCCTAGCAACTATACTATAGGGCAGCAAAGTTATGATGTAGGCGGTGCATCAAAACAACCTTCAACTGGAGCAATGATAGGAGATATTGTAAAACTTGGTGCTATTACTTCTGGTGTAGGGACAGGTTTAAATGCATTAGGATTACCAACCTTTGGAATGCCAGTAATAAAAGATTTAGATAAAGCTAGTTCTGGTCTTGGTAGTTTATTTAAAACAGGGCCAAAAGTATCTGCTGCGGAGTTAAGTAAGTTTGGAACATCAAGCAACCCTTATCCTACATTTGATAGTGCAGGAAATCTTATACCTGCTACTGATGTAAATAAAATAGGATCAACTACCGCACCTTATCCAAAATCTGGAGAAATAGTTGTTGATGGAAAAGTAGTTCCTGCTGGAGAAACAGGTTTTTTTGATAAAGTAGGAAACTTTTTTAACACGCCAAGAGAATTTTTAACTGGTGCTGATGGGGTTGGTTTATTTGGTAATCCTAATGTTGCTGGCTCTGGTATATCAAGTATAGGTAATGTTCTTGGAACTGTTGGTGGTTTGTTTTCTCTTAATGAGTTTTTAGATGATCCGTCTTTAGCATCAGGTCTTGGAACTTTAGCAGGAGCTGGAGCGTCAGGTATTGGAGCTTTCTCAGGTCTTGCGACTGCTGCACCGTGGTTAGCTGGTGCTGCTTTAGTTGCTAGTTTATTAGGCAACAAAAAACCTTCTAATAAAACTGGTTATACATCAATTGACTTAGATGAGTTTAAGCCTGTAAGTTTTGGTATGGAAGGTAAAAAATATAGTCAAGAAAATGTAGATCAAACTATGCAAATAATGGAACCAATTATTCCAGCAATACAACAACTAGAAGAAATGTATGGTGTTGATTTAAAAGGAGATATTCAAGTTAACTATGGTGGTAGAGATGGACTTGCATACAATATAGGTAACAGAGATGTTACAGGATTTAGAAACAGATTAGATTATTTTGATGGCAGAGATCAGTCTACAAGAGATGGTGGTTCTATTTATAGAAAAACATTTAAAGGTGAAAATGCGGGTAAAGATTTTTACACATCTCTCTTAGGTGATTTAGAGGCTTTAGCTAGACAAAAACAAGCTGAAGGTGGTGGTATTATAGATCTTGCAAATTACAGAGGCGTGCAAAGAACACCAACATCTATGTCAGGTTTACCTGGGTTAGCTAATATAAATACTACATCACAACAACTAGCATCTAATCCTTTTATAGCTTATGCTTAAATTAAAGGAAAAAAAATGTTGCAAGGAAGTGCCTGTAGAACAGAAATCTGTTGACTATAAGTGTCAGGGCGTGTGTAAATCAGAGCGAGAGGAGAGTAAAGGAAATGAACAATGAAAGATACTTTACGAGATCTCTTTATAATATTTGTTTCAGTTATATCTGTTAGCAGTCTTCTATTAGCTGAGGACAGCAACATAACAAATACAACTACGACTACATCGACTGTTACTAGTAATAATACCAATACGAATTACAATCAAAACACTAATGTTTCAAATAACACCAATACTAATAATACGACAATTAATTCAACAACTAATTCGACTGCAACAAATACCAACAACAATACTTCTGTTGTAACAAGTACCGTTAATCAAACACAAAATGTTAACAACACTTCATTGATAACTAACAACTCTACAAATCAAAATAACAACACTAATGTTAACACTTCAACAACTTCTAACACGAATAATAACAACAATATTTCGACATCAAGTTCTGACGTTACAACAAATAATCAAAATTTTAACACCAATAACAACACTTCACAAAATGTGAATACAAATAACTCAACAAGTAATAGTTCACAAAAGGTAACACAAAGAGTTAAATCTCCTCCTCCGAGTGCCGTGGCTCCGTCCATAATGTCATATAGTCAGGACCTATGCACCACGGGAGCTAGTTCAGCAGTCCAAACTCAGTTCTTTGGTATATCATCTGGTAGAAGTGTACGAGACGATAACTGCGAACGTTTGAAACTTAGCAAAGGTCTTTACGACATGGGGATGAAGGTAGCAGCTGTTGCATTACTTTGTGAGGACGCTCGAGTATGGCGTTCGATGATGCAAGCCGGTAGTCCCTGCCCGTATAAAGGTAAGATAGGTGAAGAAGCTCGTATAGCATGGGAACAAAATCCAGAAGACAGACCTGATTGGGAAGACATTAAAAAAGAACTTACCGGGTATGAAATAAAAGCATATCGTAAAGGCGACTTCTGTAATAAATATCCTAAACACAAGATATGTTCAGGCTAATCACACTATTATTTTTAACGACATCTGTTTGGGCAACCGACCCAGTTTTTACTGTTGGTACAGAAAGCATAATAAATATACAAAACTCAGGCACAGCTCTTAATCTCGGAGACGATTCAATGAGTGGCATGAGAGATATTGGTTTTGATTTTACTTTTTATGACCAAACATTTGACCAAGTAAATATATCTATGAACGGGTTCTTTACATTTCAGTCAAACTTTAATGTATCAAGACAAAGAAATTACTTATCCGAAACGTTACCAGCAAGTTCGTTCAATTACAGCGTATTTCCAATGTGGACGGATTTAATTAATAGAAACGGTACTCGAAATCCTTATATTCAGACATTTGGCAACACATCTGATACAGACCAATACTTTGTTATTGGATGGTACAACGCAAAAGAATATAGCAATCAATTACAAAATACCTTTGAAGCTATTTTATATGAAGGTACAAATGAAATTCAGTTCAGATACGATAAAATTCAGATAAAGACACACGATATTTCCATCGGAGTTCAAGGCAACAACGAGGCCGTGACGTATTTAAGATATGAAGACAACAATAGTACCACATACATTGAGACAGATGATTTTAGTGTTACTACAGCAGAAGTTGTAGATGAATCGTTTAGTAACCTTTCCTCTGAATGTTTAGTCGACTCTTCTTACTCAGAACTTTGTGATGTCTATGATTTAACGAATGATTTTGAAGACGATGACTTTCTTTATGGTGTAGATGAAGATATAATATTTGGATATGACCAAGACGAAACATATTATGGATTTGACGACCAAGAAGATCAGTTTACTTTCGCCACTACGTCTGGTCTTGACGATGATGGTGTTTGGAGTGACGATGATTATTATTATGATAGCACTATTGTCATTTACGATACTGAACTTGATCAAGAGTACGAATTAGAGAATGACCCATTATCTATATATATTGATAGTGAGTTTGATGTTGAGCTTGTGGATGCTCTCCCGGACTTGGAAGAAATAGAAATAATAGAAGTAACTCAAGATATTGAAATAATTGAAGAATTTGATGTTTTTGAAGAAAGAATGGAAGAAGATTTTTTAGTATTTGTAGAAGAGGTAGTTGAAGAAGAGTTGTTTGATGAGGAGGAGGCAATAGAGGAAGAGGAAGAAGCCTTAGACGAATCTATTGACGATATAACTCCTGAAGAAATAAACGAAGAAACAGAAGAAACACTTGAGAGAAGAAATGTAAGACGTAACGTTAGAACAGTTAACGCTAATATAAATGATGTTGTATCATCTATCGTAGCTAATAGTTATTCTAGTTCTAATAACGGATCTAACTCAACTGTTGATGCCTCTAATGTAAACGTAGGGAACGTTAGTTCACCTACTGTTTCTAATCAAATTGCTAGTGCGCAGGTAGAGACTAATAATGTGCTGCAATCTATTGAGATACTTCCTATGCCTTCTATGGATAATACACCGTCTGTAGCGATGGCTGAGGTGCAAGTAACGACGATGGAGAACCAAATACAAAGTGTTACCTCGTCTGTGATGACTTCATCAGAAGCTGATCAAATTGCAGAGGATATTGTAAGTCAAAATATACAGGCTCAACAGGAAGAAAACCAACGAAGCCAAAGTGAGTCTGGTGAATATAATGTACAAGGACAGGCTAACTTACTTGCATTTATGGGTTACTCTCCTGGCTTTAATGATTATCAAAACATGAACATACCTGACGGAGCTAATTGGTACGAGCCTAGAACTATATATGCAAATGTAAGTTTAGATGATAATATAAATAACTATAATGGCCTAGTTAACACAAACTTAGATCAACAATCTAATATAATAGGCACACAAAACATGGAGTTTTTTAGATGACCGAAGAAGTAAAGGTAGTCGAAGTAGAAAGAAGGTCTTGGTATAACAACCCAGAAGGTTTTGATAAGTGGAGAGTTTTTCCACGCATACTAATAACATTGTATGGCATCATGTTTTACAAAACTTGCGACTGGTTTATGACATTGCCAGACCCTACTAACTCTCAATCTGCGTTTGTATCTGTTATTGTAGGTGCGGGTGCAGCTTGGTTCGGTCTCTATATAGGAAAGAAATAATGTCAATAGCAATGAGGAAAATAAAATGAAAAATATACTTGGAAAACTTCAACAGTACATTACCATAGTAGGGGTGATCACGGCCATTGGAGGCGGTTTTTACACTTGGGGACAGTTTAATTTACGTCTTGACAACATTGAGAAAAAGAAAATTAAGACTGTAAACATTGCCCCCTTACAAGAGTCTATCGCTGAGCTAACAACAAAAGTCGACAACTTAGAAAAAAGATTAGATAGAACAGAGGACAGGATTGATAAGCTTGGTGATAATGACAACCCTTTAGCTAGGTAACTTTACCTGCTCTTAACTCACCAAAACCATGAGCAAATGGTCCATCAGGCACATCTAAATACTTAGCTTGACCTGTATTTTCTTTAAGTCTTGCACGGACTATTTTTCTGTCGTCAATAAGTTCTGATACATATCTTCTGAATGTACTTTGTGATACTCCTTTCAATTCTGGTGGTAACTCACCCTCACGAGCTATAAACCCGTCTTCGCCTGTAACAGTAAATGGATTACCGTTCCTAGCTGCTTCTTTTATGACATAAACTACACTTCGTAGTCTTAGCACTTTATCTTGTTCGTCTACAACAGATATATCTTGTGACGTACCTTCTAGTAATCCCGACTCGTCGTTACGAACAAATATTCTAACCTCTCGGTTAACAGGACCATTTGATTTAACAACGGCTCCGTATATAACTTTATTTCTTTTAAATGTTTCTTCTACTTTTAAACATACTGTTTTAGCTTCTGACTCAGGAGCAGGCCATAAAGCCATGGCAAATCTACTTCCGTCTACAAGAGCTGATGTACCTCTAATTAAGTTACGAGCATGTTCTGGGGTGCGAACAGGATACTTCATGTCTATCTTAGTCATGTGATGTACCATGAGAAACGTAGCATTTGTTCTTGTTGCTAAGCTTGCAAAGTATCCTGTTACAAATGCACCATGCGATGGATCTGCATTGATGTCTGCTAGAATAAAACTAGCAAGAGGATCAATGACAACGAGAGCCAAATTATCCATTTGCATAATCTGTCGCTCAATCTGTTTCCACTCATCCGTGATAACAGGGCGACCATTTTGGATTGCAACGATAGGTACAACGCCACCATGGTCTGGGAACGGGATAATGTGTAAGTCACAGCCTGTTTCCCTAAACCTATGCCCGTTTGTATCCAACTTTTCAATACGTCTATGTATTTCATCTTTTTCATCCTCTGCTGTTAAGATAACGACATTGCCGTTATCAAGTAATGTAGCATCGAAAGCAGTATCTATTCCTACCTTGCCGTATGCTATCTTCATGCCCAAGTCTAGAGTTAATATACCTTTACCTGTGTCACCAGATGCAGCTAGTATTCCTGCAACTCCTTTAGGTAAAGTAGACTCCAACAAATATTCATAAGCTGGGGCTTTGCCTTGAACTAAATTTTTAACAGATAAAGAGTTATTTAACAAATTAATAGGTGCTGTACCTTGTGTGTTTAATACTTCATCAATGTCAAAATTTTCTTCTATTGCATCAGCTACGTCCCAACCTTTTGGTTTATAATCAGGAACATCTACAACCTTAACTGATGCACATATATTGTTTAAATGATGAGAGAGCTTGTTAGCGAACTTTTTTCCCGCTTCATCATTATCTGGCCATATGATTAAATTCTTGCCCTCTAAGACGCTCCAATCCGTTTTCTCAAGGTTAGTGTTAGACCCTCCCATGGCACTTGCTGCGGGTATATTTTTAGACATAAGTGCGTCTACGCACTTCTCTCCCTCAACAAACACGATTGTACTTGCGTTAGATATGTTTGGAATGTTGTATAAAGGTCTAATGACAGGCATTTTGTATTCGCCTGATGCTAGTCTAGGTCTAAAAGTTTTTTCTCCGTTGTCCATTTCAATACGAAGAACAGTGCATAATAATTTATTATCTTTGTCTAAATACTTATGCTCTATAACTCTTTCTTGTTTTGGTTCTTGTTTATATGTTGGTTGAGCAGGTTCAACATATGTATGCTGTAAAGGTATACCAAATTTTTCTGATATTTCTTTTACTGAGTCTTGAAAGGAAGTGTTTTGTGAGTATGACCATACATCAATAAAATCACTAAATGAATTACCACCATTAAATTCACTACCAAGTCCGTCTTTATCTAAATTAAATGAACATGAGTCCCCAGGTGCACCTTGTAAGTCACCAATAACAAATTCATTTCCCCGTATACGACCATTTGGAAACATATAACTAAATATGCTTTTTAATGACCCCTTCGCTCTTATTTTAAAATCTGTAACATCAAACTGTGCTGGAATATCATTTCCAACTTGGTTGAAGTCCAGATGATTGCTCTTTATCATTTTTTATTTCCCAACATCTATTTTTAAATTCACAAAACCTACACAAAAAACTATCTGCCTTCGCTGCTACTCTAGGCATCATCTCATCACTGCTTGTTGCTTTTAAAATATTAACCGCCGCATCTGACACCCTTTGTGCAACCTTAGCATCAAAAGGTATTTTTTCAAAATATATCTCTTGCGTGTTTTTATTTACAACAGTAAACAAGGCAGGATTATCCATTAAACCCATGTAAGCTTGGTATAAAACTACCTGTGCGTAATAAACTTGATTCGTTTCTTTTGTACCCTTTCTTTTAAACTCGTTCCATTTTTTATCGTTAGCTGATTTACATTCCCATAAAAACGGGTAAGACCAATCAACAGGGCCATCCGTTATAATTCCATCGACATGACCTTTTATCTCTCCGTCAGCAGTATCAAAACCAAACTGACGACCTTGTTTATCTTGTGTAAGTAAATTAAATTTTGCTTTTACTAACCATGCAATAGCCAAGTCTTCAAAATCATGACCAACCTGAAATATTCTTAATGTTCTACCATCAAAATCTTTACCTTCGTCTGGAGGAGTTTGCATGTAACGATACTGTAATTTTCTCTTACATGGCTCTCCAAGAGACGAAGCCCCAAGATAAGTTCTCTTTGGTTCGTTTTGGTTTTCAAGAACCAAAGCTTCGTCAATGAATGGCATAACCAAATCACTAACATCTCCTTTGTTTGTAGGTGGATTAAGATCTATCATTTAAAAAGGAATCTCGTCATCAAA